GGCATCCCGGCCCTGCGTGCCCTGTTCAAGGTCGCTTCGGCCAAAAGCACCGGCGGGGTCACCGCCACCGTGGCCATGGACTCGGCCGGCCTGAAAGAACGCTTCCCCAACGCCAACCGTTTCAGCCACGCCTAGCCAATAGGTAAGGAGAAAAAACTATGTCTTTCCAGACCCAAGTAAACCTCACCCCTGCCCCGGCGCAGGCTGGTGACTTCGCTTCGTCCAATCCCCGCGTCAGCGTCCTCGCCGGCGAAGGCGGTCTGATCGCGGGCTCCGGTGGCGTGATCGTCGGCAATTTCGCCTGGAACAACAACGGCGTCGTGCAGTCCTACGGCACCGCCCCCAACTCCCCGGACGGCATCGTGCATCGTGAGATGCAGGCCCTGATCCAGACCTACTTGGCCGAATCCGGCAACAACATTCCCCAGGGATTCCCGGTCAACCTGTTCAACGAGGGCGACTTCTGGGTCAAGAACAATAGCGCCAGCGCCACCACCATGAACGAGGCCGTCTACGCCCGCTATTCGGACGGTGCGGTTTTCTTCGGGTCCGCCCCCACCGGTGCGACCGTGACCGGCTCCATCGGCGCGACCTTCACCGCCTCGGCTGGCACTCCCACCACCCAGCTGGTCGTGACCGCCGTCACTGGCCTGATTTCCATTGGCGACACTGTGAGCGGAACGGGCATCACCGCTGGCACCACCATCGTCAGCCAGGCCTCCGGCACCGCTGGCGGGGCTGGTACTTACAACTTGAGCGCGGCCAACACCTGCTCGGCTGCAACCGTTACCTCGTTCGGTAATGTGCTCAACGTGACCGCCGTCTCCTCTGGCACCCTTGCCATAGGAGACCCCGTAACCGGTACTGGAATTCCTGCCAGCGCCAATATCTCGGGCATCATCACCGGGACCAACGGCATCGGCGTGTACACCCTGGACGTGGCGGCCACCGCCTACGCTGCCAGCACCACCGTCACCGCCGTGGGCGGCGTAGTGACCAGCTGGAAGGCCAAGAGCGTGGCAAACGCCGGCGAACTCGTGAAGATTTCCACCTGGGGCTAGGCCAGAAACTTAAAAAGAACGGAGACAAATAAATGGACCCCATCCTTCAAGCCCTCATGCACCAGGCGGGCATCACCTTCATGGGTGTCAACCCCGCCTTTCAGGCCGACAACGCGGCTAAGGCCCTGCGTATCGCCCACGACGGTGGCTTTGCTTGCGATGCCCAGCCGTCGCTTGTGACTACCAGTTCGTCGGGCATCCCGGCTTTCCTGTCCACCTACATCGATCCGAAGATGATCGAAGTCCTGGTCGCCCCGATGAAGGCGGCCGAGATCGTCGGCGATGAAGTCAAGAAGGGCGACTGGACCACCGAAACTGCCATGTTCCCCATGGTCGAATCGACCGGCCAGACCAGCGCCTACGGCGACTACTCCGAAAATGGTTCGGTTGGCGTCAACGCCACGTTCCCGCAGCGCCAGAGCTTCCACTACCAGATCATGTCCCAGTGGGGCGAGCGCGAACTCGAACGCGCCGGACTGGCCCGCATCGACTACGCCAACCGCATCCAGATCGCTGGGGCCTTGACCCTGAACAAGTACCAGAACAAAACGTACTTCTTCGGCGTGGCTGGCCTGGAAAACTACGGCCTGCTGAACGATCCCAGCCTGTCCGCTCCGATCACCCCCATGTCCAAGACAGGAGGAGGTACCGCGTGGTCCACTAACGCGCTTGGCCTTGAGGTCTATGAGGACATCCAGGCGCTTTACACTCAACTTCAGTCCCAGGCCAATGGCTTGGTTGAGCTGGACACGAAGATGACACTGGCGATGTCGCCCACGTCCGAACAAGCACTAACCAAAACGGTGGGATCGACTTATGGCGTAACCAGCGTAGCCGATTTGCTCAAGAAGAACTTCCCGAACATGCGGCACATTACCGCCCCCGAGTACGCCACGGCCTCTGGACAGTTGCTTCAGTTGATCGTGGACGAAACGGAAGGCCAGCGCACCGCCTCCTGCGCCTTCACCGAGAAAATGCGCGCTCACCCGATCATCGTCGAGGCTTCCAGCTTCAAGCAGAAGAAGAGCCAGGGGAGCTGGGGCTGCATCGTATTCCGGCCGGTCTTCATCGCCCAGATGCTCGGCGTCTAGGCCCAAACGAAAGGAAAGAGGAGAAAATACATGGCTGGCAAAGTAATTGTCGGGTGCAAACTGCCGCACGGCATCATCCTGGAACATCCTGCGGACCCCTCGAAAAAAGTCGCCATCGGCGGCCTGAACAAGTCCAAGGTCATCGGTGCGACCCATGTTCATACCGAAGTGGACGAGGACTTCTGGAACGCCTGGCACGGTGCCCACAAGTCCTTTCCGGCGGTCAAGTCCGGGGCGATATTCGTGGCCAAGTCCAAGGACGAAGCTCACGGCAAGAGCCGGGAAATGGAAGGGGTAAAAACCGGCTTCGAGCCGATGCCACAGGACGCCATGGGCGTCAAAAAGGACAAAGGGGAATAACCGATGCCCCAGGTCGTCTTCAACCTCGCCGCGTTCCAAGCCCGATACCCGGAGTTTTCCGGGGTGTCCGGGGCGAATCTTGGCGCTTGCTTCGTTGAAGCGACCTTGTACCTGTCCAATGCCGACAACTCCCCGGTGCAGGATTTGACGCGCCGGGGGCTGCTTTTGAACATGTTGACCGCGCATATCGCATATCTGGGGGGAGCCCTTAGCGCGGATGGGCAACCCCTCCCAGTGGGAAGAGTTTCAAGCGCAACCGAGGGCAGCGTTACCGCGCAGCTTGAATACGCCCCGCCCGGTACGCAAGCCTGGTTCGTGCAGACTGGCTACGGCGCGGCCTTCTGGCAAGCGACTCAAAACCTCCGATGCTTTCGGTATATCCCGAGCCGAGGCGGTTTCTAAAATGGCGATACTCAAAGGCGGCGACAAGGCGGCGGACGTACTCAAGCGCATTGGCGACAAGGCGCGGGGACTGATGCTTTCCGTCGGATTCTTTGAGGATAGCCCACAATACGACAACGGGCAGACCGTCGCCACGGTGGCCTTTTTGAATGAGTTCGGATCGTCGCCCACGGTTCCCGAGCATGAAACAACGATTTACAGAAGCATGGGGGAAGACGGCGAGTTCAACAAAAACGGGAAGTTCGTCAAGAAAAGCAAATCGAACTTCGCCACGACTCACCATGTCGATGCGTATTCGTTCACAATTCCTCCGCGCCCGTTCTTTAGAAACATGATTGCGGAAAAGTCTGGAGAATGGAGCGGACAACTTGCAGCATCAATGAAAAACAATGGAAACGACGGGAAAAAGGCTCTTGAAATACAGGGCCAGATTATCGAGCATGAACTTGTGGAATCCATAAACGAGTTCACGACCCCGGGCAACGCACCTTCCACGATACGCAGGAAGGGTTTTAATAAGCCACTTGTCGACACTGGCAACATGCTCAACTCGGTAACATCCAAGGTGACAGGCTAAATGGACTTGCGCTCGCTCGCCAACCGATCAACCGCCGCGATCAACCCGAATGAGATTGTTTCGGTGTTGATATCGACGGGTTTTACTGTTGGTGCGGGGCAAAAGCAGATTCCGACTTACGCCACGCCGGTTGTAGGCCCGGCACAGATACAAGCCCTTGACGACCTGGAATTACGATTGCTGGAAGGTTTGAACCTCCAGGGCTACGTCAAGGCAATTTTCTTTCGCGGCGTTCTCGCTGGCGTTATTCGCCCCACGGGACAGGGCGGCGACATCGTGAAGACCGCGAACGGGGATACCTGGCTAGTGGTCAAGATTCTCGAAGGTTGGCCGCTTTGGACGAAGGCAGCTATAGTGCTCCAAAAGGCCGGAACATGACTGCGCCATACGTCCCGAGCATCGCCGTTGACGACGTAATAGACGCCATTGCGGTGGTTATTCTTCCATTCGTTCCGGGCGGCCAGGTCGTGCGCGCCCAAGTCGGAATGGTAGCGTTGCCCCCGGACCCGTTCGTACTTCTAACCGAACTTGGACAATATCACCTCGATATCCCGTATGAGAATGACGACGCGGACGCCCAAACGTCAACAGTCATCGGGCCAACTCGCATTGAAGTTCAAGCCGACTTTTACGGTGCGAATTCCGGGGATTATTGTGAAGCATTTCGCACCGCGTTTCGCTCTATGTGGGGATGCAACCAGTTCCCATCAAATATTCAGCCGCTTTATACATCGAACGCTATTCAGAACCCGCTGATAACTGGTGAGCAGCAATACGAAACTCGGTGGACTATAACTATTTCCTTGCAGTACACTCCCACGGTTCTTGTGCCGCAACAGTCGGCAACCGTGATAACCTCAAACGAATTGACACCTGTTGATGTTTTTTATGAGTAAGATCAAACCTTTTACCGTGAGGATACAATAATGACGATCCCGGCTTCAAACATCGTAAGCGTCAACCCGGGGGTTATCGGGGCCGGGGGCGTCCCGCAGGCCCTGAATGGCGTCATCTTGAGCCAAAGCACCCTTTTGCCCACGGGCGAGGTCATGTCCTTCGTCAGCGCCGAAGCGGTCGGCAGCTTTTTCGGCCAGGCATCGCTGGAATACGCGCTCGCCCAGGTGTATTTCCTGGGATTCGACAACTCCACCATCGAGCCCGGAGCGATCTACTTCGCGCCCTTCAATCTCGCGGACCGGGCGGCCTGGATCCAGTCCGGAGCCCTGACCGGCATGACCCTGGCACAGCTTCAGGCTGTTTCCGGATCGCTTTCGGTGGTCATGGACGGCTACACGCACACGGCGGCCTCGATCAACCTCTCCACGGCCTCCAGCTTCACCGACGCGGCCAACAAAATCGCTACGGCTCTGGACGCTACCGAGCCGACCGAGTCCTCGGCCACCGGCTCGATTTCCGGAACCACCATGACCATCACCGACCCCGTGACCGGGACTTTTGAGCCCGGCCAGACCATCACCGGGACGGGCGTCACCGCCGGGTCGATCATCGTCTCTCAGCTCACCAGCACCGAGACGGGCAGCGTCCTTGGCGGGGCCGGAACGTACAAGCTTGCGGCCTCCTCGACGGTAGCAAGCGAGGCCTTGACTGGAATGGCCACAGCCATATCAGTGTCATGGAACAGCGTCTTGTCCACCTTCGTCATCACCTCGGGAATCGCCGGGACCGCGTCCACCGCTGCTTACCCCACCGGGACCATCGCGGCCAGCCTCAACCTGACCAGCGCCACCGGCGCGATCCTGTCGCAGGGAGCCGATGCCGACACCCCGGCATCGGCCATGTCCAGCGTCATCAAGAACACCCAGAATTGGGTCAGCTTCATGACCGCATGGGAACCGATCATCACCGACAAGGAAAACTTCGCGGTCTGGGTCAACGCCCAAAACCAGCGGTACTGCTACATATGCTGGGATACGGACGCCCAAGCCATCGTCCAGAACTCCGCGACATGCTTCGGTGCGGTCGCCAACACCCTGGCCTACGACGGCGTGGTTCCGGTCTACAACACCGCCGACCTGGCCGCGTTCGTCTTGGGGACCATCGCCAGCATCGACTTCTCGCGGACGAATGGCAGGATCACCACGGCCTTCAAAAGCCAGTCCGGCATGGCCCCGACCTGCACCGATGCCCAGACCGCCGCGAACCTCTTGGCCAACGGCTACAGCTTTTACGGCACTTACGCCACGGCGAACGATCAGTTCAACTTCTTCTACAACGGCCACATGAGCGGCAAGTGGAAGTGGATAGACACTTTCGCCGATCAAGTATACCTCAACTCGCAACTCCAGCTTGCCCAGATGGCACTTCTGACCGTCGTGAAGTCCATTCCCTACAACCAGAAGGGCTACACCATGGTCAGGGCCGCCATGCAGGACACGATCAACCAAATGATCAACTTCGGCGGAATTCAGACCGGCATCAATCTGTCCCTCCCCCAGATTTCGCAACTCAACACCCAGGCCGGCGGCGACGTTGCCAACATAGTACAGAACGACGGCTACTATCTCCAGGTTCTTGATCCGGGCGCTCAGGTTCGCGGCAACCGTGGAACCCCGATCGTGAACCTCTGGTACACGGACGGCGGCAGTGTCCAGCAGATCAGCCTGACGTCCATCGACATCCTGTAGGAGGGATCAAAAGTGAGCAATCCTAGTTCGATCACCAGTGCCAACAGCATCTTCATCCTGACCGTCGTCGACCTTTTCCCGGCCGGCGTAATCCTCCAGGGATACGCGACGGACAAGGCTTTCGCCAGCGATGCCCTGGAAATTGCCGAGACCATGATGGGCGTGGACGGGCAGTTGACCGGCGGATACACGCCGATGCCCGTCAAGCAAACGATCACGCTCATGGCCGACAGCCCGAGCAACGTCGTTTTCGACGCCATCGTGCGCACCACCAAAACCATCGGCGACATCATCTACCTGGCCGCGATCATCACGCTTCCCGGCCCGGGTGAAATCTTCGCCTTGAACAACGGCATCCTGACCAGCGCGAAGCAAATTCCCGATGCCCAGAAGGTTTTGCAGCCCCGGGATTTCGTCATAACCTGGGAAAGCGTCAACGTCGCCCTGCTCTAAAAGGAACACGCAATGGCTCGAAAGACTTTGCAATACACCGTCCAAGAGGAAGGGCGCGACCGGGGCAAGGTGTTCTTGCTTACGGAAATGAGCGCCAGCCAGGCCGAGTCATGGGCTGCCAGGGCGATCCTGGCGCTCATGGCCGGCGGCGTTGACCTCCCCGAGGGCTTTGAGCGGCTGGGCATGGCCGGAATCGCTGAGCTGGGCCTGCGTGCTCTCGCCAAGCTCCGCTGGCAGGATGCCAAGCCGCTCTTGGACGAAATGATGTCCTGCGTCCAAATCCTGCCCAATCCGGCCAAGCCGAACATCGTGCGGGCGCTGATCGAGGAGGACATCGAGGAGGTCCAAACCCTGGTCAAGCTCCGCATGGAGATATGGGGATTGCATGTGGGTTTTTCTCCGGCCGCCACCAAATCCAGTTCAACCGGCCTCCCGGTGGCGGCTCAAAGAAAACCCTAGCCGAATACCAGAACGTCCCGCCCGTCATCGGGACTTTGATTTCGCGTCGAATGGCAACGATGCACGAACTCGGGACGGTCTACGGAATAGAGGACGCCTACAACATGCTCGAAATCATCACCGTGGACGCCTACAACGACGCGCTCTTGAGGCAGGAATAAGCGATGCCGACGATCATAGATTCGCTCGTAATGACCTTGGGCCTCGACTCCCAGGACTATGACGCCGGCCGGGCCAAGGTCGATAAGGGGCTCAAAGACACCGGGGCCTCGGCGGAAGACACCGGCAAGAAGCTGAAAAAGTCCCTTGGCGACGGCGCGACCGGCTTTGAAACCATGGCCAAGAACGCGGCCAAGTTCCTGGCCCTGCTGGGCAGCACGTTCGCGGTCAAGGAGTTCATTCAGCACACCATCGAATCCAACAGCCAGCTTGAGCGATTCTCCAAGAACATCGGGGAGTCGGTTGACGCCATTTCCGCATGGATGAATGCGACAGAGCTGGCCGGCGGATCCGCTGGTGGATTCGAGGGGGCCATGTCCCTTTTGAGCCAGGCCCAAACAGACCTCCGCATGACGGGAGAATCCTCGCTCATTCCCTACTTTTCCCGGCTCGGGGTAGACATCGGGGCGTTCGGGGAAAAGACCCGGCCGGTATTGGACGTGCTCCGGGACTTGGCCGACAAATTTCACGCCATGGATCGGCCCACGGCCATGAACATCGGCCGGCGCATGGGCTTCGATACGGGCACCATGAATCTGCTGGTCCAGGGCTCCAAGGCCATTGACGAGATGGTGGCCAAACAAAAAAGCGGCAACGCGGTCACAGCGGAACAGGCGGCCGAGTCGTCAAAACTTCGGGAGAGACTCGTTGAAATGGAGCAATCCTTCAGCGCCCTGGGAAGGACAATTCTCCACGATGTCTACCCGTACATGGTCGATTTTTTCAACATCTGCGACAAAATCGGAACATGGATCAGGCAAAACACCACTTTCGTGGAAGTGTTTTTTGGGGTTTTGGCCGCCGGCATCGCGGCCGTTGCCGTCGCCGCTCTCCCCTTCAACGGAACCGCTGCCCTCATCCTGGGTGTAGCCGCAGCGATTGCCACCCTCTACACCGAATACGACCACTGGAAGAAGGGCGAAAAAGGCCTCATTGACCGGGAAAAATGGGCTCCGGCGATCAAGTTCATCAAGGACATGATCGACGACATGAACAAGGCGATATCGAGTTTCATCGAGTTGGTCGACAAGGCCCTGGCCAGGTTGCAGATATTCATCGACAAGGCGGCCGGCGCGGAAGGCTCAAAAATAGCGAAGGCCATCAAAGAAAACTCCGTTTTGAACTGGCTCGACAACTTCGGCGGCGATGTGCTTGAGTTCTTCGGGTTCAAAAGGCTCGCCCCCAAGACCGTCGCCCCCAAGACCGTCGCCCCCAAGACCGTCACCCCTCCCGCGAAAGGGCCGACATCGGAACGCGAAAAAAGCGCCCTGGACTATTTCCAGTCCCAGGGCTGGACGAAAGAGCAGTCCGCCGGGCTCGTGGCGAACCTCAAGGCGGAATCCGGGTTCAATGAAAAAATTCCCGGCGGCGGCGGGAAGGCTTACGGCATCGGCCAGTGGCACCCCGACAGGCAAGCCGACTTCCAAAATCTTTTCGGGCATCCCATTCAGCAATCCACGTTCGAGGAGCAGCTCGCTTTCGTCCAATACGAACTGACCCAGGGCAAAGAGAAGGCAGCCGGCGATGCGCTGCGCAAGGAGAGTTCTGCCGCCGGGGCCGGCGCGGTCGTCTCCAAAAAATATGAGCGCCCGGCCGCCGCCGAATCGGAAGCCTACAATCGAGGGCGGATGGCCGACTCGATCATTGCCGGCGTTCCTGGAGCTTCCCGTGCCGCGTCGGGAGCGGGCGCAGTCGAATCCGCCCGGGCCAAGTCCTTTGCGATGCCCCAGCAGATCGCCGACAATTCCGACCGGAGCAGCGAGACGAACATCGGGACCATCACGATCCACACGCAAGCCACGGACGCGGAGGGCATAGCCAGGGACATCAAGAAGGCGACCGATTACCTATTCACCAGCCAGGCAAACTACGGGTTGGCATAGCATGATTTCTTCCAACATCGCACTCCCGCTCGTTTACGACGCATTCAGCCTCGGCATGGGGCTTTACCAGGCGATGAATCCGGTTCAGTGGGGTATTTTCGATAGTTCGAGGAATCCGATTTACAGCCCCTCGAACCTGACGTTCATTGCATCCTCGACCAGGCTTTCGACGGCCGCCATGGAGTATCACAAAGAGGCGAGAGTCAGCGACTTCCCGGTTGAGCGGGGCAGCTTCGCCAGTTACAACAAAGTGGAAATCCCTTCGCAGTCGATTGTGGTGTTGTGCCTTTCGGGGAGTGCTTCGGACAGGGCGGGGTTCTTGAAAAAATTGGACGCGGCCGCAGCCTCGACCGATCTTTACAGCGTCGTGACGCCGGAAGCGACATACATAAATCATACCATTGAGCGGTACAACTACTCCCGCAGGAACTCCCAGGGCGCGACCCTTCTCACGGTTGAAATTTTCTTGAAGCAGGTACGGCAACTCACCGCGCCCACGTCTTCCACCAAAAGCACCGGCGCGGCCGCGCCGGTCAACACCGGGAACGTGGCCGGCAGCCCGGCAAGCCCCACGACCACGGCCACGGCTCAGGGGCTTTTGCAAAGCGACGGGGGGTTCTAGCGATGATCCAAATACCTCTTCAAGCCGTCCCGGCGCAAACGCTGGTGATAAATCTGAACAACCAAAATGTTCAGATCGCCGTCTACCAGAAGCCGGAAGGGTTGTTCGTGGACATCAACTTGAACGGAACGGACATCGTGACTGCCGTCCTGGCCCTGAACGGAGTCCCTTTGGTTTGCCGGGAGTACATGGGATTCCAGGGCAACATTATGTTCGTGGATACCCAGGGGACAAGCGATCCGACATACGCCGGCCTCAACACGCAGTACGAGCTGATTTACTATGTCTAGCTTCACAAACAAAAAGCAGCTCAAGTTCGTCATCTCGCTTGGCGTCGGCACGTTCGGGTCGAGTTCCGACAACGTGATTACGCTCCACGGGTTCCGGGCGGTTGTGGATATCGACCGTGCCGGCGGTGCCATGATGGCGACCATGCAGGCCCGGATTTACGGCGTCTCGATTTCCCACATGAACAGCATTACCACGCTGCTGTACCAGCCCAGAAATGAATACTACCAGCCGAATACGATCAAGGTCTACGCGGTAGACGGGGCTTCTGAGTCAATGGTTTTCACTGGAAACATCATCCAGGCCTGGGGAGAGTTCCGGGGGATGCCGGACGTGTACCTGCATATTCAATCGCAGGCCATGTATTTTGATAAATTGAAGGCTGTTCCGCCCCGGAGTTTCCAGGGACAAATCGACATTGCAACCGCTATATCTCAAATTGCCAATGATCTTGGACTTAATTTTGAAAACAACGGAGTTTCTGTTCAGGCTGAAAACATCTACATTGCCAATACCGCGATAGAGCAGGTTCAAGAACTCGCCAGAATGGCCGGATGTGAACTTTATATCGACAACACCACCTTAGCGATTACCCCCAAGGGAAAGCCGCGCAGCTCTCAGACTGTCCCGATTATTTCAAAAGATACCGGACTTGTCGGATACCCCACTTTTGACGGAAACGGAATCATTTTCAAGATGCTTTTCGACCCCGGCGTGAAATGGGGTGCGAATATCCAAATGCAAAGCGATTTAACCCCGGCGAATGGAACATGGAAAGTTTTGTCTATGTCGTATCGGCTGGAAAGCGAATGCCCTGGGGGCGAGTGGTTTGCAATCGTGAGGTGTTCAAATTTTGCCCTCTAATCCAAGCAACGGCGTAGCCTCAGGCGGCATGACTCCCCAGATCAATTATGGGGACTACAACGCCATTTCCTTCGCCATTCAGCAGGCGCTTGGAAAAATGCAGACGGCCACGCTGGTCAAGATAGTTTCCTGCACCAATGACGGAGACCTTTCCCCGGTTGGCATGGTGGACGTTCTACCATTGGTGAACCAACTCGACGCGAACGGACAGCCCACGCCCCATATCACCGTCCACAAACTTCCTTATATGCGAGTCCAGGGCGGATCAAACGCCGTCATCATGGACCCGCAGCCGGGAGACATCGGCCTGGCCGTATTCGCCTCCCGAGACATTTCAAAGGTCAAGAACACCAAGAACCAGGCCAACCCAGGAAGCTGGCGGCAGTACAGTTTTTCTGACGGAATCTACATGGGCGGTATGCTAAACGGAACTCCAACCCAATTTATTCAATATCTTCCGTCCGGGATTAATATAACTTCTCAAGTTGGCTCTATAGGTGTTAATATTACTGCACTTGTTGGGAATGTAAGACTGCAAGCCGGAACCACCACAACCCTGACTTTATTAAAAGATTCAGATATTGTTTTGACAGATGGCGAAAGAACTATGATCCTTGGTACGGACGGGACTTCATCAATTACTGACGGTGAAAGCACAATATCTCTGAATGGAAACAAAACTATTGCGGTAATTGCCCCCATTTCTGTGGTCGTAAACAGTCCTTTGACTACATTTTCCGGAAACGTAATAGTGGACGGGACTATCAATGGAATATAGTACAATGCTTCTCGACGTTCCAGCATGGGACTTAACGACGGACGCCTTTGGCAACATCGCCACGACCACGCCACCCTATGCGCTTGAGCAAGACGTGGCCAGCGCGGTCCGTCTCTTCCTCGGGGAACTCTGGTGGGACACGACGCAGGGAGTCCCATACTTCCAAGACGTGCTCGGCCACCTGCCGCCCGCCGCTCTTTTGAACGGCTACATCGCTCAGGCGGCCTTGACGGTCTCGGGCGTTGTCCAGGCGCAAAGCACAATTACCGAGTTCAGCGGGCGCACCGTTCGGGGCCAGATCAACTTTATAGACGAAAACGGGAGTCAGCATAATGTGTCCTTCTAGCGTTCCCGAGCTTTCATGGACCCCCGCAGGTCTTGTTCTCCCCCTGGAGACGGACATCCTGGCAGGCGTCCAGGCCGACATCAATGCAGCTTTCGGCGGCGTTCTCAACCCTGGCCTATCAACTCCGCAGGGTCAGCTTGCCTCAAGTGAAGCGGCGATCATCGCGGACAAAAACAGCCAGATAGCGTACATCACGAACCAAGTAGACCCGCAATACGCCCAGGATCGCTTTCAAGATGCTATCGGACGCATCTACTTCCTGACGCGCAACCCGGCCACCGCAACCGCCGTGCAATGCGTCCTGACCGGCCTTGTGGGCGCTGTTATCCCGGCCGGAACATTCGCGCAGGATACCAACGGAAACACCTACGCCGCAACGCAGACCATCACCATCGGCGCGGCCGGGACGGTCGTGGGTGAGTTCCAGAACATCGTCACCGGGCCTATTCCTTGCCCGGCGGGGACACTGACGCAGGTTTACCAGGCTATCCCCGGATGGGACAAAATCAACAACTTATCGGCGGGAGTGATAGGGCAGAACGTCGAATCCCGGTCAGACTTTGAACTGCGCCGGTCGAACTCCGTTGCGGCCAACGCCCACGGAAGCGTCCAGGCGGTCTACGGGGCAGTTTTCAGTGTTACCGGAGTGCTCGACGCCTATGTGCTGGATAACCCGTCCAGCGTCCCTTTGATCGTCGGTCCAACCAATTACACGTTGCTTCCCCATTCCCTGTACGTGGCCGCAGTCGGCGGTATCGCGGCGGATATCGCAAACGCCATCTGGACGAAAAAAGATATCGGATGCGACACAAACGGAAACACCACAGTCGTGGTTGTTGACCCTTCCGGGTATAGCAACCCAAAGCCGTCGTATAACGTCAAATTTGAAGTCCCTACCCCGTTGCCGATTTTATTCGCGGTCAATATCGCCAATAGCCCGTTACTGCCCGCGAATATCGCATCTCTGGTCCAGGCCCAAATCATCGCGCAATTCAATGGGACCAATGGCAACTTGCGCGAGCGCATCGGCGGCGAGATTTTCGTATCTCGGTATTACGGGCCGGTTTCTTCGGCTGACCCCAATGTGTCGGTTGTCTCAATTCAAATCGGGACTTCAACCGCCAACCTCAATACATTGCAAGTTGGGATAGACCAGGTTCCCATTGTCAATACGTCAAATATCGTAGTCACGCTGGTTTAAGAGAGCAAATCATGCAAAACTACCTCGAAACAATAATCAGCCAATACGGGAATAGCCCGCGACTTTTACAGTTGATTTCCGACTTGAATCAGTACATCGACCCGAGTGTCGATATTGATAATTTTTACAACATGGTTTGGAACGTCGAAACGGCGCAGGGTTTTGGGCTGGATATCTGGGGGCGGATTTTAGGGGTCAGTCGTAATTTACAAGTTCCAGACAACCCAGATTATTTCGGTTTTTCGCAAGCTTCCCCGGGGTGTTTTCCTTTTAATCAGAAGTCATTTTACGAAGGAACGCCCCCATTAACAAAGACATATCAAATGTCTGATGATTATTTTAGGAAGCTACTATTGGCAAAAGCGTTATCGAATATAACTGCAACCAATGCTCTAGCGATAAACAAGATAATACAATATATATTCGCTGGACGTGGTGTTGCTTATTGCAGCGACATTGGCAACATGATGATGCGTTATACCTTTGAATACCAATTGCAACCATTTGAAATAGCGATAACCAGGCAGACTAAGATTTTCCCTGTCCCTTGTGGTGTTAGGGGTTTTGTTTTTAATAGTAAATTACCACTGTTTGGATTTTCCCAGGCGGGAATACGTTCAGCAACTACATTCGGGTTTGGTGTTTTTTTACCAATAGGAGCATTTTATGCGATCAACTGATGACAAGCCGACTAAAATGGTTTTGCCGTTCGCGGCAGACACCGCGTTGAAAAACACCATTCCCGTTACTTCTCAAATCGGGATAACCCCAGGTGCGGCCTCATATACGGACGGATTTCCGCCCTTGAATTTTTTGGACCCTATCAATGCCGGTGGCATACCGCCTGACGGCAAGGATATGAACGGAATCTTGAACGCGGCTACGGCCTTGGGCGTCTGGTTCTCCTTTGGGGCCGGGTTTGCTTACGATCAGGCCCAAGCCTCAAATGCGCTCATTCCTGGCTACCCGGCGGGCGCTCGCGTCATGCGAACCGACAAGACCGGATACTGGATCAATACCATCGACAACAATTTGACCGATCCCGAGTCCATTACCCCGGGCGCAGCGGCGGCGGCCGGCTGGGTCCCCGACACCACCAACGGGGTGGCCTCAGTTGCGATGTCCAGCACCAACGTGACGCTGACCCCGGTGCAGTATGGCAAGCCGATGATCGCCCTCACGGGAACCCTTACGGCCAGCCTAAACTTGGTTTTTCCGAACATTGCGGGCTCATGGATCGTGACGAACAACTGCACCGGGGCGTACACGGTGACGTGCAAAACCGCATCCGGGACCGGCGTGGCCTTGAACGCCGGCCAGACCCTTACCGTTTTCGGAGACGACACCAATATTTATCCTGTCGGGTACTCCCCGAGCATCGCCCAAGCGCCCTACACAGTGCCGGAGTCCGATGCCAACGGTACAGTGTCCAATTTTATGAAGGGCGGGACGCTGTACGGCTACGGGAAGAATGTTTTTTCTCTCGGGACGATGACCGCCAGCAACGCCGCGATCAGCTTGTCGAATGCGACCGTTTTTACTGCGGGTCTCTCGTCTGGCTTAGTCCCGGGCAAAATCAACTGGACATTTCTCAATCCGCGTCCATCGGGGTTGATGACGGAGTTTGAAATTCATCTGACCAACGGAGGCCTTTGTTCCCAGAATTTTTTGAACTCGATGATGTGGCCCGCCGGTAATGCTCCATCCTGGTCCAGCAGCGGCCTCGATATTGTCAAGATTTCCACCAGTGACAGCGGCAATAGCTATCAAGCGACGATTGTTGCCCTCAATTTGCAGGTGTCACCCGTTGCTACCGGGGAACTGGGTGCGCTTCTGGCGCTGACCAGTCAAGGCGCGGTGGAAATTTCAAGCAACACCACTTTGTATAACGCATTATCGATCGACGGTTTTTACCGTGCTAAATTTTCCAGTCTGACCATTGATGGCGGAGCGACACTCACCCTCGCTAACCGGGGTGTTATGTCCATCCTGGTTACGGGAAACTGCGTCATTAATGGCACTATCAGCATGTCCGCGAAGGGGGCTATCGGCACGGGCCAGCCCGTTTCCTACTCCTCGGGCGGTGGTCCGATCAAAACGATCATTGCGGCCATCGGAGGCGCGGGCGGTGCCGCCCAGGGTGCTAACGGCGCGGTCCAAACAAATGCAAGTGGCAATCCCGGGGCGGCCGGGTCCGTGGGGCAATCCGGTGGCGGCGGCTCTGGCGGTGCATTTAATCAGAACGCCTCCTATCTATTTTCTGGTGCCGGAGGCAACGGAACTTCGTTCTCCGGGGGGCCGGGCGGCGGCGGGCTATTGGTGTATGAGGATAGTTCTGATGATTATCCCCCCACTCCGGGGTCAAATACCGGAGGATCGGGAGGATCGGGCGGCGGGCAGTTCAACGCCCCTAGTTCCGGAGGCGCTGGAAATCCCGGCGGAACGTCTCCAAATGGGGGTTCTACGGGCGGCACCGGGACAGGAGGAACCATTTTACTGTTTGTCCAGGGAAACCTCACGGTAGGGCCGACCGGATCACTCATTGCCGCTGGTGTGTCCGGGGGAACAAACGGTGGCGGCGGCGGCGGTTCAGGTGGCGGATCAATACAGGTTTTTTATGGTGGAACATTGTCTTATTTGGGCAGCATGTCTGCCCCTGGTGGTGCGGGCGGCCCAGGCGGCGGCCCTGGGAATGGCGCGGTCGGTGGTGCTGGTGGTGCGGGGAATTGCCGCATAACGACCATATAGCGAGGTGAGACGTAATGGCTATCATTCTGCTGCATGACGAGCTTAACGCGCAATCAAGGGCATTTCTGGCCCAATACGGGCCATCCTTCGACTCCGTGCTGACCACGGATAGAATCGGGAGTCATCCTTGGCCCCAGGTGCAGGGCTATCCGTCCGTGTTGTTCGATATTCCGGCGCATGTGGTCCCAGCCTCGGGGAACATTCCGGCTCACAGTGTCCCCGCCGGGAAGGGGTTGATCTATAACCCGCCGGATTTTGCAACGGTCCAGGCGGAAGTGGCCCGGCGTAGTGCAGGGGATTAATGCTTGACAACCTTGGCGTGGTATTATGGATATTATGGATATTATTCCTCCGCTACTCTGTAGCTGATCGATATGAGGGTATGTATATGAGCGTCCAATCGGTCAACGTTACCTGTACGATATTGGATTCCTCTGGGATTCCGGTGTCGAACGCGAACATTGTTTTTCAGCTTATGCGGACGGCACTGACCCCCGGCGGCGTCCTACTCTCCACGAATGTATCGGTAACGACCAATTCAAGCGGCGTGGCCGTTGCACAGCTCTACACCTATGCCTACTGCGAGTCGCCTTATATGGTGTTTATCTCGTCCTCGGGCAATCAATACCATGCGCAAGGGACGGCGCAGGTGTTGAATCAAGATTGTACGCTTGACGAGATTTTTCAGCCAAGCGGAAATCCCCCGGTTTCGCTGTTGGAAACCACGCTCTCGGAATGCCAGCAATGCGTCTCGAACGCTCAACTGTCGGCGGCGGCGTCTCTAATGTCCGAGGAGGTTAGTGAAAGTTCCGCATCTAATGCGTCGCTTTCGGCGGTTGCGGCGGTTGGAAGTGCGGGCGATGCGGGGAGAAGTGCAGTTGCGGCGGCTCTTTCAGCTATCAACTCCGCAAGTGCGGCATCCAGCGCGGCGTCTTCGGCCGGAACGGTCACGGCCGTCCTGGCGTCCTTCCACGCCTTGTATTTCGGGGCCTACGCCTCGGACTCGGCCGCCAACGCGAGCGGCTACACGGCCGCCGTGGGCAGCGAGTATTTCAACACCACGGAAAACAAGCTGCGCGTGGCGGCCTCGATTTCACCGACCGTTTGGGCCGACTACGACGCCGCCGCCCAAACCGATGTGACCAACGCGGCCCTGTCGGCCACGGCGGCGTCCGGGAGCGCGAGCGCGGCGGCCACCAGCGCGGCCAATGCCTCCACCAGCGCGGCCAACGCGGCTGGCAGCGCCACATCGGCGGCGGGATCGGCTGTTTCCGCCGCGTCTTCCGCTGGAACGGCCACGACCCAGGCTGGCAACGCCAGCACCTCCGCGAGCGCGGCGGCTACTTCCGCCACGGCATCCGCGACCTCGGCGACTGCATCGGCGTCAAGCGCCACTGCGGCGGCTTCGTCTGCTACGGCGGCGGCGGCCAGCGTAGCTGCCCTTTCGGCTACATCCACCACGTCTCTGGCCGTTGCCACCGGGGCGCAAACATTCGCCACGCAGGCCGGAAAGCTGTTCGTCGCCGGACAAATCCTCCAAATAGCCAGTGCGGGAACGCCAACGGCCTACATGCACGGCCAGGTGACCAGCTATTCAGGGACTTCGCTGGTGATGAACATTTTGGATATTGGCGGGACGGGAACCCATGCCGATTGGAATATCGCCATTTCCGGGACGCAGGGAACGACAGGGGCGGCTGGAACGACAGGGGCTGCTGGAACGACAGGGGCTGCTGGGACAAACGGGACGAATGGAACGAACGGCACGAATGGGCAGGGTGTACCCACGGGCGGCACGGCAGGCCAGTCCCTGACCAAGATCGACGGAACCAATTACAACACGCACTGGTCGACCCCTAATTCAACCGGCTCGACCATCATCGAAGCCGCCATCATGGGAGGAATGTAACATGGCCGTCACCGCCACTCCGGTTTATCCTCAGGCGAACAACACCCAGGACACCAATATCGCAGCTGCCGCGACCAGCACCGCCGTCTACACGGCCGGAGCCAACGGCGGCTATGTCTACGACATTTTGATCTCGACCAACGACACGGCGACGCAGACCGCGCAGTTGTTCCGCAATACCAGCACCATCCCGCTCGCTTCGATCTCAATTCCGATAGGCGCGGGCGGTTCCAATGGCAACAACGCGATCAACATCATGTCGGCGGTGTCCTGCTACGCCGACGAATACGGCAACCGGGTTCTTCGTCTCAAGGCGGGTGAAATTCTGAAACTCGCCATTGCCGCCATCACCAGCGCCAAGTCGTTCCAGGTGTTCGCCCAGGGAGCGGACCTGTAATGGGCTCCCCACTCGGCGTCAGAATGCCCCGGCGGGGGACGGCGAAGCGGCAGTACCAGAGCGGAAACGATCAGTACACGTACCTGCTGTTGCACGGCGACAGCGCCAACGACAAATCGGTCATGGGTGGCGCCGGGGCGGGGTATGCCTTCACCAATTCAAACGTGACTTTCGCATCTGCCGGATACCCGGTGGGTCCGAAAGCGCTCTCGTTTAACGGAACAAATGCCTGTTTGCAGGGTACGATTGCTGTCCAGGATTATTACATGGGCGGCAACGACTACACGGTAGAAGGTTATTTCAACGCATCCAACATCTCAAACGAACAATGCTTGCTTGGGGCTAGCTCTTCTAGTGCGGTATACGACGGATGGACGGTTGGCATCGGCCTTACCAGCTCCGGTTCTTTTGGACTGCACCATTACATCAACGGCGGCGGAAATTCGGTCAACGCCGAAACATCCACTGGAGGCATTGTGGCCGGAACGACATACCACTTCGCCTGTTGTCGCGACGGCAGCACCATTCGCACTTACTTAAACGGCATCCAGGTGGCGTCTGCATCCTGTTCCAGCGCAATGAACCAAGCCTCGATGGCTAGCTTGTGTATTGGATCTGGGTATGGCGGGTATTACTTCGGAGGCTGGATGCAGGAATTGCGTATCTCCGTTGGCAAATGCCGCTACCCAAACGGAACGACGTTCGCCGTACCCGGCCTGTTCGGCCCGGATGCGAGGTAGGCCATGCTGCGATACATCCACGGAACCGACTATCAACAGTTCGACCATATCCTGTTCGCCGCCGCCGTCCAGGCGCAGTTCCCCGGAACTCAGGTCAATTCCGAAGGCGATAATGCCGATCTCGGGACGCCGGGTTTCGTGACTGTCGATCTGCCCGATGCCGACCAGGCCGCCGTGCTGGCGATCCTGACCAGTGCGCTTCCGGTTGCAATCGCCGCCCAGCAGCTGTCCCAGGCCAAGGCGGCGATGAACGCGGCGATCATGGCCGGGGCCGACCAGCTCCGGGCGCAGATGATGGCCGACTACTCCGACCTCGAGCAGTCCAGCTTCCCGTATCAACTGGCCGACGCGCAAGCGTGGACGAAAGACAACACCGCAACGACGCCATGGCTCTCCGCGATGGCGTCCGCCCGGGGAACGACCGTGGCCGTCCTGGCCCCCAAGGTCATCGCCAACGACGCGGCCTGGACCGCGCTGGCTGGCAAAATCATCGGCCAGCAGCAAGCATATCAGGACCAAGTCACGGCGGCCACGACAGTTGACGCGGTGAACGCCATAAACCCGGCATATCAAACCTCATAGGAGCTGCGACCATGACCGACGAACAGAAGGACCGATTGTTTGAGGGACTGACCGAAGCCCAGGCCCAGGAGGTGCAGACGAAGCTGGACCAGGGAGACGAAATGGGAGCGGAAGACCTGGCCAACAAGTTCAAGCGCGAGGGCTAGGCGTCGTAGTTTAATCCCGTCGATTTCGACGGCGTTGAACCGTCAAGGATTCCTTGACAGTTCAAGCCCTCTGGTTTTCGGATCAGGGGGCTTTTCTATTGGTCATGGCGGCTACGCGTTGGCCTCCTTCTCCGGGTACTTCGCCAGGGTGGCGTCCACATTTTGGGCGGCCACTGTTTTGATCCTCTTGCCGATCCAGGCCATGCACGGAACGGCCATTGAATTGCCGAGCGCCTTGTAGCGCGGTCCGTCCGGGCATTGATCGGCGGGCTTGCCGCGCCAGGGGATTGCGGTGTAGCCGTCAGGAAATCCCTGGAGGCGTTCGCACTCGACGGGGGTGAGTCGGCGTACCCGGGATGCCACGCCTACGCCGTGCTGCTTCCCGGATTGCAGGGTGTACATGGGGTCTTGGCTGTTGCCGATACCGATTCCGGCGCGGATGTCTGTCGTGCTGTTGCCCGTCCGCGCACCCACTTCCAGGAGGGGTACCACAAAAGTCTCGCTCTTAAAGACCATCGGCGTATTGCGCTCGCTGGCGTTGGCGTTCTGGTTTATGGTGTTGAAGACTTCCCCGGTTCGGACTTCACCGAGTTGGTTCTGCGCGAAGGCCAGGATCGCAGGATAGCCTTGCCCCGGCTTCCCGCCGCCCTTGTTCAAGGCCCCGGCAGTGTCGTTGGTGGTAATTTCGCCCCGCTGTTTTTCGTGGATGGCCTGAACTACCGCGACCACCGGGTCTTGCCCTCGGGTTTCCCCGGCGCGTTCTACGCCCCGGCCGCTTGCTCCAAGGCACGGCGCAACGTCGTGGGTAATGCTTTCCCCCGCTTCTCGGCTCGGCGCAGTATCCCGGCGCAAGCCTTCGCGCTCAAATAAAATCTCTCTGGGATCGGCCCCGTTTCGAGGACATGCGACAAGGAACACACGGCGGCGTCGTTGGGCCACGCCGAAATATTGGGCGTCGAGCACCCGCCACGCGATTGCTCTTTCGGGACCAAGCACGAAACCTGCGTCCGTCCACCGGCCCCCTGGCGGTTGGAGCGCATCATCTTCGCCGGCAAGGAGTCCCAGGAAGCATCCGAAAGCGTTTGTCTTGTCGGAGAGGACGCCAGGGACGTTCTCCCAGACGACGAATCCGGGCTGGATCGCATCAGCCAATCCAGCAAAGACAAGCGTGAGGTTGCCACGCGCATCTTCAAGCCCGCGCCTTGCACCGGCAACGCTGAACGCCTGGCAGGGTGTTCCCCCCACAAGGATGTCGACGATTCCACGATATTCATCCCCCTTGATTTTGGCCATATCGCCCAGGTTTGGGACGGCTGGGTAGTGATGCGCCAGCACGGCGGCCGGGAATTTCTCTATCTCGGCAAACGCCACCGCGTGAAACCCTAACGGCTCCCACGCCACGGTTGCGGCCTCGATGCCCGAGCAAACGGACAGATAGCTCATACATCCTTCTCCGGGTACTTCGTCAGCACGGCGTCAATCTCTCTGACAGCCTGAAGGCGGTTGACGGCTATACCGGCGTAATCCTGTTCCCGTTCAATGCCCGTAACACTACCCCAACCGGCATTTAACGCGCCTATCATCTCGCTGCCGGAACCGGAGAAGGGAACGAGCATCTTGCCTCCATTTGCCGGGATAATGAGGCGCGCTAAGTATTCAGTGAGGGTGGTAGGCTTGACGGTGGGGTGATTATTACCGTCACCACGTTCTTTCTTGCTGGCCTTCGCGCAATAAAAGAAGCGGGAGGCGGAACCGCCGTTATCCCCAGGCCAAACTCCAACCTTGTCAGGTGTGCCTATTGCGGGCGAACCATGTATAGGTGAACCGCCACGTAAGCCTATCCGTTGCTTTTTAGGCGGTTGACCGTCAGGAAACCCACTCACAACCTCATCGCTGCCATCGTGGATGATGTTGGCGGGCCAGCGGCCGGAACGCTGCGGCGTGATATTCCCGTCAGCACCCTCAAACGTTCCAATTTTAGACACGCCCTTGGTTACTTCAGGTAAAATCTCAGTCCCAACCCTACACCCAGCAATCCACAAAGCCCCGCATCCCCACTTCTGAACATTGTTAGCCACAGTTCCGTCGAGCGGCTTACGGGCTAACACAATAGGTTCATGGGCGGGCTTTAGGGCTGTATTGTAGCCGTCCCACTGTTTAGCTAGGTCGGACATACCACCAACGCGAACAAGCCTGTTCTTGGTGACATTGTATCCACCGTCACCGTTTGGGTTCATAAACCCAACACCGGTAGCTGGTTGTGCAGAAAACTCCGTTCCGCTCTCTTTATCCAACGCCTTGCAGACATCGTGAGATTTCGGGAAACCGGAGCCATAAATCCACTGCAATGAATCCCGTATCTCCCATCCGGCGTCCTCAATCGCGCACACAAGCCGGTGGAACGTCCTGCTTCCACCAAACGCCAGTAAATGCGCCCCGGGTCGGCAGACACGCAACACCTCGGCCCAAACATCAACACCCGGTACGCCGTGGTCCCAAGCCTTACCCATGAACTTCAGGCCATAGGGAGGGTCACACAACACGCCGTGGTAAATATTATCGTCCATGCCCCCCAACACGGTTAGGACATCACCGCAAATGACACGGCTACTCATTCCCCACCCCCGTCTTGCCCCTTTAGGGACACGGCTGACTGAAAAAGCATTTTGAATGTTTCCGCGTCCAAAAACACCTTGGCTGCATCAATAAAATACTCTCCTAAACCCCTTTCTGATTTATTCTTAGCCTTTGTTTCGTTATTTATTTTACTTAATTGCAGGTTGTATGCGCCCATTCTTTGTTGTAAATTTTGTATTCTTCTCTCCCTTCCGTAAAAAACATCCGATGGTTCATACCTATTCAATGTCTTTGAACGCACCTTGGCGGCAATATGTTCATCTTTTGCCTTATGAAGCGCCACCAGCGTTTCATTCCTTTTCTGCAAGATTTCTTCTCTTTTCATTCCCCATCCCCTACCCCGGTAGCAGCGAGGGCATCTACAACGTCGGTAATCACCTTGTGTATCTGCTCATCCGTCACGGCATCCCAGGCATTGGAGCACCCGACAAACAATGAGCCGAACCCTGGATGGACAAACGGTTGTGCGCGGCAAAACGGACATTCCTGCGGCTGTTCCTGTTCGGTGGTCATGCCTTTCCCCCTCGCGCCTTTTTTACTGCCTTCCTAGCCCGGTCCAACCATCCTCCCGGATCACTCGGGACGTTCCATGGACCACCCGGCTTGCCGTACAGGGAAATGGCGTCTTCTAGTGCCTCTAGCAGATCATGGGCGGCACCCCTGACCCTGGCGTTCGATTCGGATATGGTGGGCATCATTGACTCCTTTTCTCATCCACTCTTCCGCTCATCCACGCCCGGCCGGTGGCCGAGCATGGGGAGGGGCGTCCGAAGGCGCTAAATACTACCCGTCCCCGGACCCGTCCCCGTCCAGGCTGGCCCCGGACAGGTTGGCCCCGTCCAGGCTGGCCCTGGTCAGGTCGGCCCCGGTCAGGTCGGCCCTGGTCAGGTTGGCCCCGTTCAGGCTGGCCCCGGTCAGGTCGGCCCTGGTCAGGTTGGCCTCGGTCAGGTTGGCCCTGTACAGGTTGGCCCCGTACAGGCTGGCCCCGGTCAGGTCGGCCCTGGTCAGGTTGGCATCGTACAGGCTGGCATTGTACAGGTTAGCCCCGGTCAGGTTAGCCCCGGACAGGTATGCCCCGGTCAGGTTAGCCCCGGACAGGTTGGCCCTGGTAAGTTTTCGCATTGCTCAATCTCCTTTGTTGGGCCTAGTGGTGGATGGATCGCATCGGCCCGTCACCGTGCTTATGTGCCCCTTGGGGTCATGGGTTCACCCTGAGTATGGAGGGGCGTCCGAAGGGATGGGACTGACATTGTACGGCTCGCAGTGGCCGGTTTTTAGGTGGATGCTTAGTCCAACCACGTCAAAATCCTTTTCTCCGCAGAACGGGCACACCCCGTCTCCTGTGGCAAAGTTTCCACTCGCGGTTTGTGCATCCCGCATCTCCGCAATCACCGCCTCACGTTCCGCGAATTGGGCGCGGAGAACGGTGGCATCATGGTGGCCCTGGTGTCGATACACGCGCATATCCTCATATGCTATTTGCAAACTGGACAGGCTTTCTTTTGTCTCCTCAAGTTTTCTGTTCGCTGTTTCTATTTGGGCGCGGAGGGATCTTTCTATTTCAATGCGTTCTGCGTCGTTCATTTTATTACCTCGTGATCGTTCTTATCATCGCTGTAAATTGTGGCGGCACACTCCATACAAATATATTTCATTTGCGTCCACCTTCGGTCCAATATTGGCAAACACCACAATGGTTTACGTGTTTTTCCACACAAATATGCGCGCAGTATCCCTTTTCACCCCAGAAATAACAGGTCACACATTTATGTGGAACTGATTCATCTTGATTGATTACCGCCTCGGCAAGCGCGTTTTGAAGCCTGATAAAATCTTGGATCAAATCCCAAAACACGCAACCGGGGCATGAAACCCTTTCCGGTGACCACTCCTCACACGTCTCGCAAGGGGTAAATTCTTCCACGGCTATTCCCCCCCCCACCCGGTTTTTATTCCACGCGGCGATTGCGGCGGATTCAGTTTTACAGGCTATCCCGCCACGTCCGCAATTCAAACAGACTACCGTGTAAGGTTTTTTTAGTGTCTTCCTGCACTGGATATCAGGACCGTACCCCACCGGTTGCTTGCACTCTGGGCACTTCTGCGGCTGGTCGGTGGTGGTCATAGCTATTCTCCCCTGCCGCATCCATCCCCACTAGGCCCAACGATTGTATTTACGCAACCTCTTCAAGTTCTCGGATACGAGCGCTAAAGAGGTCAAGCGCCGGAATTTTGTTTTTGTCCGCCATTATTCGTGGCATAGAT